ACCGTACAGCCACAGCCCGACTAGCACAGTATGTGGTTGCAGACGGTCGTGAGGAAGTGCGTGAGATGCAGCCCACAGGTGAGCAGGTCTTCAACGAAGAGACAATGGAGATGGAAGATGTGATGCATGAGGTTATCACAGTCACAGCCATTGAACCTGTTGAGCCTACAGTCACACGCTTGGTGTACTCTGAGGATGACCACATGGCAGAGCCTACAGAGGAAACCATTGAGAACCCACTGATTACCACTGACGTAGCTGAACGTACAGAAGCACAGGCTACAGTAGATGCAACACCAGCGGCTGTAGTAGCGGCTGCATAATCTAGAAGGAGAAAAGCAATGGCAGAAAACAAAAAAACCATTGTAATAAACGACAAAGAATACACTGAGGATCAACTAACAGATCAACAGAAAATTATGGTAAACCATGTAGGTGATTTAGACCGAAAGATCGGAACTACTCAGTTTAACCTTGATCAATTAGCGGTAGGTAAACAGGCTTTTGTCGATATGCTTACTAAAAGCTTAGAAACAATAGAGTAAGGGCTTGCATACGCACCCTACAAAGTGCTATAATCGGAGATAACTAATGGGCTTATTTAGTAGTAAAAAAACCTACATCACTAACCTCACGGGGCTAGGCGATGATCAAATGTCTGAGTTGACGACAAATCAGACGGGCCTAGCCGATCAAGCCCAAGAAGGCTTTAACGCTGTAGGCACAGGTATTACCAATTTAGGTACTAAAATAGATGGCGTGAATACTAACACTGATAGCGGATTTGTTGACCTTAAGGCAGTCTTAAAAGGTTATAATGATGAAGCAAACTCTAATAGAACTACCGCTGCTTTAGACAGGTCAACCAATTATGGTAACATCATTGAGGCGCTTAAAAATAATACAGGGGGACTTGCTACACAAGCCTCACTAGATACAGGCTTTGCAGACGCTACTGGTAGATTTAATACCTTAGACACTAGCGTAGGTAATGTACAATCAGCCGTAGATACTGGTTTTCAAGATGCTACTAATCAACGGGAGCTTGGCTTTGCTGCTACTGGAGAACGGTTTGATACTCTAGACGGTAGCGTAGGGGGTGTACAATCAGCCGTAGATACTGGTTTTGATAATGCAAACACCTCCCTGAATAACTTAGGCTCTGATGTGAATGCTGCACAGTCTACTATTACAGGGAACCAAGATACGTTGCAATCTACTGTAGATACTATGTCCGGTAATCAGGATACGTATGCTTCAACCATGATAGGAAATCAGGGAGACTTGCAGACGGGTCAAGACACCTTCTCATCTAACTTTGATACTTTTGTAGATAGGTATGGACAGGATACAGAGCTTGCTACAACTGCACGATCCGATCTGGCTCTTGCACAGGCTAGCCAAACAGACAAACTGCGTGAAGACTTAGGTGAATACGCACAATCAACTGCCACAGGCCAAGGTAATATTGCTCGTAGTATTGGCACTCTAGGTACAGGAATAGACGCTGGCTTTAATGCAGTAGGTGCTTCTATAGGTACAGGGTTTTCAGATGCTTCTATGGCGGATCAAACAGAAGCATTAAACCTTTCAACACGGCTAGGAAATGTTAGTGATCTTATACAATCTAACAGTGACTCATTGGATGCAACTACTAAAGATCAATATAACAGACTAACTAGTGCTTTTGACGAAAATGGTCAGTTGATTGCAAACTCTATTGATGAACAAGGAAATACCATTACCCGCTCTATGGACGATCAAGGCATCATTCTGGAGCGTAAGATTGACTCTACGGGTAATGAGCTAAGTGCAGTTTCAATGGACGTAGACAAGATGTTAGGCAACGCCGAAACATATTCACAGTCTATATTGGGGCAGATTGATAAACGCTTTGATAAGTCTGAAGCCAATACAACTGCAAACATGAGTACTCTTGCCAGAGGCTTTAGTCAGCAAGATAAAAAGTTGGACAATCAAACCCGCGAACTGGCTAGTGTTGCCGCAGAACAGACTGATATTGATCAGAATATGCGGAATGAATTTAAGGAGCTTAGTAGAGCTTTTGACGATCAGGGCAATCTCATTTCAAATTCTGTAATGGAAAATGGAACTACAGTATCCCGCGCAGTGGATAACAGCGGAAACCTATTGCTTCGTTCTTTTGACGCCCAAGGTAATCGCATGGGCGATCAGGTTATGAATATTAACAGAAGTCTTAATAACCTCTCACAACTAGCTACCGTGCAAGGAGCCAACACTTCTATGGGCAATTTGAGCGCACCAATGTCTAACGCAGCGCCAAGCAGTGGATTTGCTTCCAGCCCATTTGCAACAACGAGGTAATAAAATGCACCCAACCAAAGTATCCCAAGACTGTGTAGAGCTTGTAAAAAAGTTTGAAGGTCTGCATAAATTAAAAGATGATGGGCTAGTACACTCATATCGCTGTCCAGCAAATAAGTGGACACTGGGCTATGGTGCGACTAAGGGCATTCGCTCTGGTATGCGCTGTACAATAGAAGAAGCTGAACACCGTTTAATCACAGACCTTGATGAACACGGTAAGATTGTTAAACGTCTGGTTAATGTACCTTTGACCCAAGGTCAGTATGATGCCCTAGTGTCATTCGTATTCAACTTAGGTGGTGGTGCGTTTAAATCATCAACTTTGCTGAAGCGCCTGAACTCTGGAAATTATGATGATTGCCCAGAGCAGATCATGCGGTGGAACAAGGCTAGGGTAGATGGTAAGTTACAACCCTTGCGTGGATTAACTCGCCGCCGTGCTGCTGAAGCCGCAGTCTTTAGTCGTGATGCACAGCTACCCTCTGATGAAGGCGGTCCAGAGATGCCTCAAAAGCCTTTGGCTGAAGCACCCAAGTCTTTGGCAAAATCAAAAACAATGGCTGGTGCGGGTATAGCAGGTGCTGCAACAGGCTTAAATGAAGTCGCTGGTCAGATACAGGGGCTTGTAGCCTACGCTCCTATGCTCAAGACAGTATTCCTTCTATGTGCCATTGGTGGCATAGCTCTAGCGGCCTACGCCCGTTGGAAGGATAACAAGGAAGGTATTCACTAGATTATGGAAAACTTGAAGATACCCCTAACATTGGTTTTTGCTATGGTTATTCAGTTAGCTGGGGGCATCTGGTGGGTTAGCCAACAGGCAACAACCATATCAGGTCTTGAAGAAACCGTGAGTACACTAGGCTCCCGTATGGCACTAGAAGATACAATTAATACAAAACGTGATGTTAAAGAAAACCAAAACGAACTTAGTCGTGTGCAAGAAGACTTAGATGATGTTTGGACTGATATGTCTGCAATGACAAAAGCTATATCTGAAATCAATAACATCAAACAGCGTATAGCAATTCTTGAGAATGAGCTAAAGTATATAGCTCGAAATGCAAATGGTGGTGCGAAATAGTGTTTATTTTTGGTAAAATAAAGACCTATATAATTGGCGCACTGGCGTTAGCCTTACCTATTATTTACGTGATGGGTAAGGTTACAGGACGGGCTAAAGAAAAAAATAAAGTGCTTAAAGATGACTTACAGGCACAGAAGAAAACTACTGACTTTTATAAGGCAATGGCAGAGCATGAAAACGATAACATTAATGATCGTAAGTCTCTTACTGAGCGGCTGCGCGGGAACGGTCTATAGGACTAACCTAGAAATATACTGTCCCCCAATGGCAGACTACTCAAAAGAATACAACGAAAAGCTGGCAGAAGAAATAACAAGTCTTCCGCAAGACAGTGACGCTATCGAAACTGCCATTACCGATTATGTACAGCTACGGGATCGTATTAGAGCCTGTGAAAATAAAAAGGATAATCTCTAATGAGTTGGTGGTCTGAAAATATAGGTGGCGGCAACAGCTTCGGTGAAAGCGTTGCAAACGTATTTACCCCCGGTAATAACACAGAATATCAAGGCGGTACTCTTGTTAATACAGATACCAATACGGTTGTTGGTGGCGGTATTATGGACAATAGTAACACTGGTCAGAACAATAATAATGCTGTTGTTGGAGCCACCTCAACTGGGGGCGGTAGCAGTAACAGTGTAGGACAAATAGTAAGTAACACTGTTAATGACGTTACAGGCGGTCTAGGCAACTACATATTCGGACAAAGCCATACAGTATCTTCAGGCGACACACTTTCAAAGATTGCGGCTGATAATAATACTACTGTACAAGCATTAATAGACGCTAACCCAGAGCTAGCACAGAGTAGTGGCAACGTAATAAGCGTTAATCAAGAGATTAAAATACCATATGGTGGCTTTAATTTTGGTATTAACTCTGGGGGCGATACTTTAAAGGGTACGTACAACTCAGGCTCTGTTGTAGGTACAGCCGTACAAGCAGGTCTAACTGGTGGCCTAAGTTTAATTCCTAAAGCACTGGGCGCACTTACAGGTTGGGCTAATGGTCTTGATCCAGAGAACCAAGCTTCCGGCACGTACAAAGATAAGAACGGTAAAGATAATCAGGTATATGATAACGGCGATGGTATGCTGTATTCATATAACTTCCTAAACTTGCCGTATGAGGTTAGTATTGTTGACGGTGAAATGGTGGATACCCTGTCTTTACCCGTAGATAATAACGGGAATAAGTATAGTGATCCTAACTATGATCCTGATAACTTATCTGACCAGACCGCATATCAGTATACAGCTAGCCAGAACACTGGTGGCGATGATGATAACAACGAAATCCAGCAATACGCTGATGCCAATGCGGGTATAGGCGAACCAGAAACTGACGATGGTACTGGGCAGAGTGATTATGACAGAGTACTTGAGATGGCTAAGGCCGCTGGCTTTAACGACATTAAGGGTACTCAGGAAGAAATCATTGCTAACGCGATGAAGTACTTGAAAGATCGTGGCCTTAACGTATCCGAAGATGTTCCTGTGCTTGATGCAAACGCAGACGGTACAGTTATGGGAGATTTTGATGGTTTAGACGATATCAATACGCCTGACGTTAATACTGTAACAGATGGCGTGATGGTGGATAGCGTAGCAAATACAGAAGCTGCTACATATGATGTTACTGAAAATGTTATAACAGATGATATGCTGGCAACAGGTGTTACTGGTGAAATAGACAGCGATAATCTGGTAGACGCAGATGCTATACAGATCGATATTGAGGCAGAGGCTAAGGGCGAAGGCGTCATGGGCGATGCTCTAGATAACTTTGCATCACAGAACATCTCTACTATTATCAATACCTCTACTGTTGAAGGTAAGATGTTGGCCCAGAAGTTGGGCGAAGGAAATTACACAGATCATAAAGCTACTTTAATGGGACAGATAGAGATTATCTCTGGTGAGTTTAAAGATAGCAATGGCAATGCACGAATACCTACTTGGGCGCAAGCTGATCTAAGAAGTGTTCAACAAACGATTGCTTTTGGTGGTATGACAGGTACGGCTGCAACCGCAGCTTACGCAAATGCATTGATGGAAGCCACTATAGGGGTAGCAGACAAAGAGGCAGCATTCTTCCAAACACTTACAACAAAGAACCTAGACAATCGCCAAGAGGCAGTTATCAACAAAGCTAAGATATTAGCACAGTTTGAGCTAGGTAACTTAGATGCCCGTGAAGCAGCCGCTGTACAGAACGCCAAAGCATTCTTAGAGATGGACTTGTCCAACTTATCAAATGAACAGCAAGCTATGGTTATTAATAAACAGGCTATGGTAGACGCTTTGTTTAAGAATACTGAGGCAATCAATGCACAAGCCTTGTTCACGGCAGAAGGCCGGAATGACATGGCTAAGTTCTATGATGAGTTAAATGCATCAATTGACAGACACAATGCCACAGAACTTAACGGACTGAAGAAGTTTAATGCTGGTGAAATAAACGATAACTCTGAGTTTCTAGCAGACTTAAAAAATAACAGACAACAGTACGTTGCTAACATGCAATACAACATTGATAAAGCAAACGCAGGTTGGCGTCAGGATGTGGCTACAACTAACAATCAAAATGAGTTTGACGCCGCTAGCACCGACATTAAAAATGCATTAGGTATCACACAAGAAGCTCAGAATGCTTTATGGGATGATGCCGATAGTCTATTAGACTACATTTGGAAATCTGCCGATAACGATCAACAACGTGAGTTGTTATTACTAACAGCACAGCTTCAAGCACAGGCTGGTCAGCAAGATAGCGGAAGTAGCTTCTGGAAGTCTGTTCTCTCCATTGGCGGGGCAGTACTAGGCGCAGGTTCTAAACCTTGGTGGTTGGGCGGTTAAAGGAAAGAGTTAAGATATGCAGTTTCAAGACGCAGTAAAATTATCCATAGAAAAATTCCTTCAGGGTAAAATGCCTAATAAATTGGCTGAAGTGGCAGAGGGCGGTGCGCTGTACCATACCCCTGAGTACTTTGATCAGTTAGAAGAAGAGCTACTTGGTGAGCCTGTCGAAAAAGACAAGGGAGATAAAGATGAGAAATAGTTCACCTATTCCCGGTGCTAACCTACTAGCAGATACACGTAACTACGCATGGCATAGGCCACCGGATATCGTAGATTACGATGCTGCGGTTGAGTACATCATAGATAGAATTGACGATCCGTTTCAGTCTCAGATGGTAATGGCAATGCTAGATATCGAAGCACAGGTATCAACCATTGTGTCTACTCTACTGTTACAGGCAGTTTCTACAGGAAAAATGCCTATTGATCTGGCTATTATTATTGCTGGCCCAGTGGCACGATATGTTGAAATTTTGGCTAAAGACTTGGGTAAGCCTTACGACATGGGTGTGCGCGATAGAGATGAAATTATCATAACGCCAACACTTCTAAAACAGGCGTTGGGTATAGTCGAACAGGAAGAAGATACGGAAGAAGTTGCTGAAGAGCCTGTAGTATCACCAGAGACTGTCACAGGCGGTCTCATGGGTATGCCAGATGAAATGGTAGCTACCTCAGAAGAGCAAGACGAAATGCTTGGTGGTGCAGACATTGCAGAAACCGATCCTATGGTAGAAGAGGAGCCTGAAGATGAGCTTTAAAAGTGAAGCTGGTAATGTACGGGCAGGGCTAAAGGCCGGAAGTTATAAACAAGCAGACCCTGATCCATACGGCTTTATGGGGTTTGCTGAACAGGTTACTTTTGGTATTCGGGCTGAAGCAGAACAGCGCCGCAAGGAAGACCTTATAGATAAACAGACAAAGGCGGCTGAACGAAAAGCGAGGGCAGCTAAACAGGCGGCTAAAGAGGCTGCGGATAAGAAGATTAAAGGGTACATTACCCGTGCGCTGGCTGGTGTAACATCAGGGTACGCCAACGCACCTACTGATCCGGCAGGTCTTGCAGGTATGAATGACCAGATATTTACCGCCGTACAAGACATGGGTATTACCACTTTTAAGGGTGTACAAGATTTACTTGCTAACAAAAATTTTCGACAAACTGTTGATGGGTTTTATGCTCCTGATGAAACTAACCCCGCAGGTACACCACCAACTGAAGTAAAGGTACCTGAAGTAGGCACTTCTTCTAATACAGTCCCAATTTACCATAATGGATACAAGTTAACTCCAAACGGCGATGAAACTTTTACAGTAGATGGCGGGGAGTATAACGGGTTCAAGACTA